GCCAAAAGAGCTCTTCCATAATGGAAACCATTGCCACTAATAAGTGCCTTAACGTGCAATTTTGATCGCATAAGCTTATAATTAGCAATACGGTTAATAACACGCGGGTTTTCGAAGTAAAGCGACCACGGATCAATTTTCTGATCAATAGCAGCACCTCCGATCTCCCATTCAATAGTTGCAATTTTAATAGGTCGAGCAAAGAACTCATCAAGTGAAGCATCACTAGCAAGAGCGTGATCCCTAAGAGGGTCAAAATCACTCTTCTCAGCCAGTTTAAAACCTGGGTGAGTATCAAGAAACTTTACGATTTGCTCTTGATGTGTTCCTTGGCCTAAAGAAACAGGTTGAGTCATTTGATGTCCACTTGACTCATCTGCTTGCGGAGACAACTCCGACTTCTTTGGTTTCTTATCTCTCCAACGCTTATAAGCAAACCATTCAGCGTCGTTCATGCTTACAACATGAATACGCTTTCCTTCTACAAGAAAACTCCCAACATGTTTCTTAATTTCACATGCTTGAGGAGCTAACTCGTCATGGTGATTATCAACAGAAATACGAATATGTTCAGCATCCTTGCAACCAGATTTCCAGTCTTTATAAGCCTTATAACCAAGCCCCAAAGCTAGAATCCCTGCAACAGATCCATAACCAACTGTTTCTGCTAGATGATCAGCATCACCTTCAATGGTGATAGTTTTCGGGACATCCATCCCTTCCGAATTGCTGATGTTCGGCTCATCTTGTTGTAGACCCCTGAGACTGCGTGCGGGTCCTTGCACCATATTTACAAAAGGAAAAATAAAGGTGATGATACATGCATTAATATCATCGTATATACAATATATACAAAATTTGCGACGTCCGTTTAATGCATCTTCGTAACTACGCCTGTCCGTATTTTGAGAGCCAGAACTCAACTCTTTCGTCGAAAGTAGCATCCACAGCAGGAATACTCATTTTGGCTCGACGACAAACCTCCTGCATTTGTGCTCTACGCATGTCGTAAACTTCACGACCGTGCGCAAACCACTCATGCATAGCTGTTTCAATACAGCTAGCAGACACCTGCTTCGGTGTCTCAGTCTTTGACTTAAGATTTGCATGCAAACTCTTGAAAATAGACATTTCATTAAGTTTACCAATCTTACAATCAATTTCGGGAATATAATTGGATTGTCTTTTAAGAAAGTCAGCATCCTCATCTCGCATAAATTTCACAACATCATCGCCTTTGTCTGGCAAGGTAATTTTCATACCATGCTCTGCCAAAT